ATATCTTTTAGTTTGATTTCATTTTCTTTAAGAGTTACAGGGTAAGTTTTACCATTAAACTCAAATTCGGTTTTACCTTCTTCTTTAGCTTTTCTTGCTGCTTGAACAAATGCTCTACCTTCGTTTACTGATTCAAACTTGATTGATTTACCATACTTTTTTTGTAATTTTTTTATCAATTCTTCTTTACTATCAGCAATTTCATTACCTCTTTCATATCCAAACTTTTGAATAGGTTTACCTGTTTTAGGGTTAAGAGCCGCCGTTAGTTCTCTAAATCCTTTATTATCACCAACGATTTGAACCATAGTATCATCATCTACTTTGATAGGTTTAGATACAGTTCTTGCTTCGTTTACTGATTCATCTTTCTTTGCTCTAAGTTTGGCCAAATCAGATGCTTCAATCTCACCATCTCCATCAACATCAAGTTTGTGTTGGTTTCCTGTAAGTTCTTCGTTTTTCTCACCACGAGCATTCCAAGCTGCATCAATCTTGTTGAAAAATGCCTTCTTTTCTTCATCACTCATAGATGGAATAGATTTACCAGCCTTTTCTAAAGCCTTTTTGAAGAACTCTTTATATTCTTGTTCCTCACTTACGATAGTTTTTACTACTTCTTTAAGTTTCTCTTTATTCATCTTGTGTTATTTAGATAGTTCGTATATCTTTTTAGATAATGTATCAAGTTTTTCTCTCATAACATTTAAATGTCTTTGAGTTCTCTTCCAATAATCTTGTGATTCCAAACCATTTTCTGTTTTGATTTTACTATACCAAGTAATAAACTTATTCATTTCAGAAATCTGTTTTCTCATTTCACGAATACCAACTCCAATCTTTTGGTTTGGAGTATCTTCTGATTGTCTAAGTTCGTGCCAACGATTTTCGGTAACTCTTTTGTAACCAGTAGATTGATTTATTCTATCAATATATTCATCATCGTTTTCGGCATCCTCATCTCTACCATCTGTTTTCTTAAATGCAGCTGGAGTATTATATCCTGCTACATTACCAGTAGTAGTAATTTCATCAATCTCTTGTTCAGATTCAATTTCTTTAACTAACTCTCTTACTATGTATTCGAGTTTATCCATTTATCTTAGTATTTATTTCTTTTAGTAATTCCTGAGATAACATTAATACTGAAACTTGGGTATCACTAACTGTTCTTCCAATTTTTTGTGATTTTAAAACTGAAATTGTTTCATTAAGTTTAATAGATGTAACTTTATCTTTAATTTGTTTTTTAGATTCTAATAATTCTTTTATTGTTTGGGTAATCTTTTGAACATAATACTCTTTGAATTTTGAAGTATTACTAATGTTATTAATATATTCTCTTAGAATTTCTTTTTGTGAAGAATCTAAGTTTGTATATTTTTTGTTAAAAGTTTCTACAAGAATTTTATAGGTTAACAATCTTATATCTTTATCTTGTTTTTTATATGTTTCAACAAGTTTATCAGATTCAATTGTTTTTGAGATAGTTTTTGATGTAATGTTCTCAATTAGGGTAATTTTTGAGTTAAATACATCTTTTATATCATATTCTTTAATTTTCTTTGATTCAAAAACTTTGTAAATTGATGCCAATACCTTATAATTTTTAATAGGAGATGACATAAATTGTTGTGAATCAAATGATTCATTAATTGATTTAATTAGATTATACTTTTCTTTTCTTAATTCATTTTGATTAAGTTTTAAATATGCTTCACATACAGTATCTACAAACTTTTCAGCTCGAGATTCTGAACTATACTTCTCATTTTGAAGTAGTTCGTATAATCTTAATTCTTTATTAAGTTCTTTTCCATTAGAGAAGAACTCTTTAACGATTTTTTTAGCGTTTTCCGTCTTATCACCATTAAGAACTTCAAGTGTAATCTGACGAACTAAGAGTTCGAACAATACACCAGTGTTCTTAAACTTTGAATGTTTAATTTTTTTCATTTATTACCCTATATTTTCTTTTAGAAATCTAATATAACACCTATAAATATAAACTTTTTATTGTTTATTAAATTTTATCATCATCAATTAAGTTTTTCTCATCTAAAAATCCTTGTTTTTCAGATATAATTTTTCTTTTTGATGATATACCATTGATATATTCTCGTGCTAATTTCTTAGATTCTTTATTATTAATTTTTTCTCTTTTTCTTTCTTTTGTTCTTTCATCATCACCTAATGGGTCTCTACCGTATGGATGTTTATCCTTTCCATAAGTATTACCTTCTCTTGGTCTACCACCTTCATCCTTGTAAACCGAATTACTTAAAGAAGTTTTAAGTTCTTCTAATTCATCTTCTACTTGAGTAGGTTCTTGAGGAGCAGCTGGGTCATTACCTTCCATTTCGATTGAGTTGTATCTAAACGCATCTTTCAAATCGTTGATAATCTTACCTCTTTCATCATCCTTCTCATCTTGACTCATATCAAATACATTTGAATAAATCCAATCTTTAGATAACATCTTTAATTGTTGTAAATCCGATGCCAATCTTACCTTTTCACTCCATAAGTTTACTTTCTCTTGTTCGTAAATTGTAGATGGATTAGTAAGTGATAACTCAAAGTTTACCATTTCAGCATCATCAATACCTTGTGCGGCTAAGTGAACAATTGCAATCTTAGTAAGTTCTGATACAATAGTTCTTTGGATTCTTTCGATTGTTCTTGCAAACCTTACATCCTCTGCGGCCAATGTAGCCTTTCCGTTTACATTTTCATCATAAGATAAATAAGCTTTTGGAATACGAAGTGATGCAAATAATTTCTTTTGTAAAAATTCTATATCTTCAGTTGCAGCATATTCTAATCCACCAAGTGATTCAATGTTTGTTCCACTATCTCCACCACGAACAGGCATAAAGAAATCTTCAGTAAGATTTTGCATATTATACTTGAGGTTGTACTCACCACTATTTCTATCCACAAAAGGAACTTTCTTCATCTTGTTGATAATCTTTTGCATATAGTTATCAACTTCTGTTGGTGGTATATTTCCTATATCAATTTTGAAAACTCTTTTTTCAGGTGCCCTCATAATTCTATGAATCAACATTGCATCTTCCATAAGAGATAGTTGTTTCCAAATTCTTCTAGTAGATTCAATCATTGATTTTCCATAAGGAAGGAAGTTTGTATCAGATAATAAACGGAAGTGAGCTAATTCATAATTTTCCCATTCCATTTTTCCTGTTCTATCATCTTCTACTTTGAACTTTACTATGTTGTTATTTCCAGGGTCTCCTTCAATTCTTTCAGTATAATAAACAGATTGAGGAATTACATTTACAATTCCTTTATCTGGTGCAATTTCTAAACCTAAAAAGAAATCTCCATATTTAGCTAGGTTTCTAGTCCAAGGCCATAAATTAAATTCAACGTTAAGAACATCATAAAAAAGATTTTCAAGAACCTCTCTTACATTTTCATTTGGTGATTTAATTTGTAAAACTTCACCATATTCGTTTTTAGTTGTAGATTCATCTGCATAAATGTCAAGTGCAGAAGCAATGATTGGGTCATTATCCATCGCATCATAATCACGAAAAAGTTCTCTACGAACTTGGTGATATGCCATCGATTGTGCACCTGCTTGAGATTCATAGAATGACCTTTGTAGTTTTGTATATCTATCTCTTAATTGTAAGATGTTTGTCTGTTGTTGTCTTTCTTCGGTATCAACTACTTTTCTATTACCATCTTTATCCACTCGGACAATCGCTGTGGTTGAGAAAAGTTTTCTCAATCTACCAAAAAAGTTTCTGTTATCTTGTTCTGCCATTTTACTCTATTATTTTTATAACCAATTTTGAATTTCCTTTTTTAACTCGATGATATGTTTCTTTCTTTATTACTAACATATCTCCTTTTTCTAATGTGAATGGTAGTTCATTATCATATTGAAACTCCCAACCATCACCCTCTAGAACTTCTACAATTCTATCTTTTTTATCTCTATGCCAAACAAGCTCGGTATGGGGTATATCCAAACCAAACTCTCTTATAATAACATTTTTAAAATGTTTTTGTCTATACGGCTTCATACTACCAATAGGTATTCATATTTGAACCACCACCTAATGCTTTCCAGTATCGTGGTAGATTACAAGACCAATAACCCGCTTTGGTTCTATCCTTTTTATTTTTACAATCATGTCTATCTGCAAATGCCTTCCTAGCATCAGAATCTTTTATTTTTGCAGATAATCCACCTTTTGCATCTCCAAAGTTTACTTTGATAACATTTCCTTTATCGTTTTTTACATAAACTTTATACTTTTTTGGACCTGAACTTCTAGTAGGTTTATTAAGATTTACTTTTTTGCCTTGGTATTCTGCTTCTGTAATTCTTATAGGTATATCCAAAAGAACATTTTGTCCATTGTAAGTTCCTAACTCACCAATGTTAGTTTTTTCTAACATCCATTTATCGGTTTCATCTTTTACCTCAAGTAATCCATTATTAAATAAATTCCTTGCCTCATTTATTAAATTAAAATAAGAGTTAGAACCAAATCTATATATGTTTTCATAAATAGGAATGTTAGTATCAAGGTGATACTCCATACCCTCGCTTAATTGATTACTAGATTTATTTTCAAATAGTTTCTTCATTATTTAATAAATATCAAAAAAATAAATAACCTATAACCAAGATGATAAATCTTCATACCCATCTCCAACTCTCATCTTCCATGGGTTATCATCTGGTTGATTTCCTCCATAAACTCCACTATAAGTTTGGGTTGTTATTCCACTTATCGCTTGTTTAGTTAAATCCATACCTTGTTGTCTTAAACGAAGGGCCGTATCACGAACCCAAAGACCAATAGAAAAAGACATCACCAAGTCATCATTGTATCCTTTCATTGCTTCAGCTCTACCATTTAAGAATATAAATGTAAACAATTCTTCAATTAATCTATGTGAACGAATCGTTACTGCTTTTTCTCTAAAATAATCATCCAACTTCGAGATGATAAGTGGTCGAGTTTTTGAAGTTGTTGAAAATCCTGCAACTAAACCTCGTTCTTCAGCTCGGTATCTATTAGTGATTTGATTTTCTACATCTACATATTTCAAATCCTTACTCATATAGAATAAGTTTTTATATCCTCTATCGATTACTTGTTGTATTGTTGCCCAACCAATGTTTGCGTTTTCTATTACAAGTAGAGCATCATTGTATTCTGTTGAGAGTGATACAAGGAAATTTCCATAATCTTTAGTATCAATCTTTCCACGATACTCCGCAACTTGAGTTGCAGTTTCAATGTCAATAACATGACATGCTGAATAATCAGCACCATCGCCACGAGCAACATCCGCTACAACCATATAAGATTTGTTAAAGTTTGGGTATTCCCATTTCCACAAGTTTCCATCAATACCACCTTTTTCAACAGGTTCTTGACAATAAGTTTCTTTGAAAAACATAAGAAGTTCTGGGTCAATCACAGTATCACCAGAAGAAACGAAATCACAATCACATTCTTGTGCTGCTCCTTTTGTTCCCAATAGTTGTGTTTGTAATTCTCTCCATTCTTGGTTTCTTTCAGGATGAACCGACCAATGTAGTTTTACAGGAATAAATGGGTTTGTTCCATCTTCTGCACCTACCCAAGTTTTATGAAACCAATTACCAACACCATTTGGAGTTGAGAGTGCGATACAAGAACCACCCGTTGATAAGGTTGATTGAGCAGAAGTCCAAATTTCATCAATGTCATCAATAAATGCAGCCTCATCAAAAATCAAAAGTGATAGGGCTTCAGAACGACCAGCATCTGGTGAAGAAGCAATGGCTTTAATCTGTGAACCGTTTGATAATCGTAAGGATAGTTTGTTATCCTCTAAAGATGAACCCTTTAACCACGATGGTAATAAATCGTGCATTACTCTTACCTTAGTTACTAAGTTTTTAGCAACTTCTTGTTTTGTTGCAATT